TCTATAATCTACGCGATAGAAAAAAACGAACCTGAGCTTTTCAAGGCTATGATGGAATGCGCGCTGGTAGAGGAAACCGAGCCCGTCGCACGATTAACAATAAGCAAACCGAGGGAGTAAGTTATGGAAAATAAAACAAGTTCTAGCGGTATTGGTTTTTGCGGAGTGTTGCAAATAGTTTTTATTGTCTTAAAACTATTAAACCTTGTTAACTGGTCATGGTTTAAGGTGTTTTTACCGACAATAATTCCATTTCTTGTTTTTTTAGCAGTTTTATTTATTTTTATTGTATTAAAAATAATAATACATATTAAGGGTGGTTTTTAATATGTCCCGTAAACTTCAAGCACAAACGACGTGTCAGCACGTGCCAGAAAACGACGGTAAACCGTGGTATCCGGGGAAAACCGCAAAATGTGTTTTATGCGGAATTAACCTAGTCGGCATAAATAATCCGCCTTGTTCACGGGTTCGCATGAGCAAGAAAGACAGAAAACGGCAGAAATGCGTCTTAAAGAAAACCGCTGTAAAACAGCTTGAAAAGGAAGGTAAATAAATGGCAATAAAACGCGGAATAGTCCCGCAACTTGCGGAAATCGGGAAAATTAAAATCGGCATGAAGGGCGCGATGACAACATCGGCAAACGATAAGAAGTTTCAACCGCCTAAAAAAACTGATTATTTCATTATTACAACCACGGAACGAAACAAGGATACTGGGAACTTCGTGCAAAACGATATACTTATGGAACGCATGGCAAAAAATCCAGATGGTAAATTAACGGAAATTAAAATCCGGCTGCCGTTCGACACTGTTGACCGTAATTTTTATACCTCTTTTATGGCGTATTCTGGAAATAAAAAAATCTGCTTTGGCGACGGCGAAAAAGCAACACGGCGGGGAGAAGTAAGTCTTTCCAAAGACGGAAAAATAAATATCACCGGTGAGGAAAAAACAGAAATAGCGTGTGATTTCGAATCATGCCCGATTGCGCGGGCTGGTAAATGTAAACCGTCTGGAATATTATCAGCTTTTATTCCAGAATCTGGAGACCTCGGAGGCGTATATAAGTTTAGAACGCACTCATGGAATTCTATTTCGTCAATTCTTGGTTCCCTTGAATTCTTTTTTAACAATACCGGCGGTATTTTGTTTGGAATGCCTTTAAAATTGGTAATGCTCAAAAAAACAACCGAAGAGCATGGAACGATTAACTACTGCACGGTAGTACTCGACACTATCGAAATTAACGGATTGCGAAAATGCGCGATTGAAGAAAACCAGAGCCGAAAACTGCTAAACTTCGATATGAAAAAAATCGAAGCACAGGCTGAGGCATCGGGATTCTTTACCGACACGGACGACCCAGAAGATGTGCAGGCTGAATTCTACGAAGTGGACGAAGAACCAGAAGAAAAAGGCGTGACCGGTGCAAAACTTGCAGATCTTGTAAGCGCAAAAAATGATCAAGCTGAAAAGATTGTAATCGGCGAACCGGTTCAAGAAAAAACAACCAAAGAAAAGCTAATCGAGAAGGCGACCGAGTTAAAAAACAACATGGTAGAAAAAAAACAGGCTGAGAAAACCGCCCCGGAAAAACCTGCTCCCGTGGGATTAGACATTTTCTAAAATGCGCGCAGGGTGAAAGCCCCTGCAATTTTTTCTAAAAGAAGGAAAGCTATGACAGTACAAGAAATTGTAAAAGACTACCTTGAAAAAAATGGCTATGACGGGCTATGTAGCGAAAACTGCGGATGCGGGCTTTGTAACCTTATGCCGTGCGAAAACTGGGATATTGCAAATTGTAAACCAGCTTATCAGATTATTTGTCCGGGTAATGAAAAATGTCCTTTACATAATCGATGTGAAGGCGGAAGAGAAGGCTATGCTTGTTTCAGCACAGAAAAACCGGATACTGCCCATGACTGATTTTAACCCGAAAACACTAACGGCATCACAGCGACACGAACGATTAGTCAGAATTGTAAAAAAAGCATGGCAAGACGCAGACGGCTCCCGGTTGTTCAAAAACACTTCGGGGGTTGCGTGGCAAGGGAACGCGGTAACAGGAGCCGGAAAAGTTGAATTACTGAACCCGCATCCAATTTATTTTGGTATTCCAGAACCCGACAAGGCAGGTTCTGGCGATGGATCTGGAGGAGCGGATTTAATCGGCGTTACCGTAAGCTATGGCGAGTGTGATGAAAAATTTGCACTGTTTACCGCGATAGAAATAAAAACCGGCAAGTCAAAATTACGGGCGAATCAAAAACGGTTCCGTGATTGGATAAAAAGAGCAGGCGGTATTTACTTTGTTTTCCGCGAATGCCCCGCGTGTTGGAACAGATGGGAGCCGGTTTACACCGACGGAAAAATTTCCTATTGGATTATACCTCCATGCGACAACTGCGAAGGACGCGGATATGTTGAGGACACTCAAAAATGAACCTCCCATCTCATATTCAACCGCGACCGTATCAGCATGAATATATTGTATATGAAAAAATAGAAAGGAGTTTGAAAAATGCTGGCATCATCTCTTAGACCTTATCAAAAAGAAATTATTGAACTTGTACGGGTTGCTTTTCGTTCTTATCGTTCGGTCTGCATGGAAATGCCTACTGGATCAGGTAAATCGGTTGTAATGCGTGAAATAATAAACTCTTTTATTCAGAAAAATAAAACTTTTAAAGAAGATAGGCATATTTATTTTTTATGTAATGAAACTTTTCTATTGTATCAATTTGGTAAACACGTTGAAAATATGAATATTCCTCACGATATAATCGGCGACGGATACAGGGAAAGAAAAAGTGTTAATGTTCATGTAACAATGATTCAAACATTACGAAATAATCCTCCAGAGAACAATCCTTCTCTTTTTATTATTGATGAAGCTCAGTGGAGTACATCAAACAGTTTTATGGATTTGTTTTTTAAATATCCTGATGTCAAAATATTAGGAGTTACTGCAAGCCCAGAGGGCCCGGGCGGAAAAGGATTATCAATACAATCAGGCTGTGGGATTTATGAGCATTTAATAAAAAGCCCCGTAAGTATGCGCGATTTGACGGAAATGGACTATTTATGCCCCGTGTCTTATTGGGCTGTACCGACCTCAGATTATGATAACGCGGGTATTTCACAAGGGGACTATAAAACTGGTGAAATCGATAAGCTCATAGCAGAAAAAGGCGTGTTTGGCGACGTAATAAAACAAATAGCGCGTTTCCCGCAGGTTCAAGACCATATTTTAATATTTTGTAAATCGGTAAAAGCCTGCTATGCACTGCAAGAAGTATTTTTTGCTAACCGATACCGCGCTGAGGTTCTTGAAGGAAGTTTAACAAAAAATACCCGTAATAAAATTATGAAGAATTTTGAGTCAGGAGAAATTCAAGTTCTTATTACTTGTAAAATGGTTCTGCAAGGCGTTGATTTACCTGCTCTCTTAATGTGTGTTGATGTCGCCCCGACACTATCACGCATGATCTGGAGGCAAAAAGTCGGCCGACTTGTGAGACCGTTTCCCGGAAAAACAGAGGGAATTTACCTTGATATGGTAGGAAATATCCAGCGAGCTACTAAATCCGGCTGGGTGTATGAGGATATTGACTGGAACTTCGACGGTAAGACATTTAACAAGCGATCAAAAAGTTTGGAAGCAACTGAACGATTCTGCCCGATTTGTTATGCCTATATTCCGCCGCCCGGAAATGTCTGCCCGTATTGTGGTGCTGAACGACCGGCAGAAAAGCGAAAAGAAAAAGAGGAAAAAGTACTTGACGGCGACCTTGTAAAACTCGAGTTTGTACCGCTTAAAGACCGTCCGATTGAAGAAAGGCGGCAAACCGAGGAAGCGATAGCGGCAGCAATAAGAGACGGCGACATAGACCGACTGAGGGAAATAGGGAATTCGGTTTGCCAAAATAGAAAAAATGTTCCTTTTTTTGTGTACCGGAAAATGAACCAGAAAAGCAAAGTGATTGATATTCCGCTCTTGTACCGCATACAAAAAAGTTTCGGCTATAAAGCAAGCTGGGTACATTTTGCAAAACAATTTTTGAAAAACGAGGTATAAAACTATGCCCAAAAAAAGCGATAAAAATCAACTTGAATTATTCAGCGAGGATACAAACAAAATGACGATTGAAGAATATGCAAAAAAGCACAAAGTAAGTACCGATAAGGCGTTTAAATTATTCAGAAAATGTTTTCCTTCTCGTAAGCGAAAATACGGTCAAACACTGGAAATTGATAGCGACGATGAAAAAGCTATGCTGTACGTATACGGCACGGAAAGCCATAAAATAAAATATTCCGACCCGACGGTAAAAAATGTTAAGAAAAAAAAGATTGATGATTTTTATGATGATGAATGGGAAAGTGTTTTGCCGAAATGCCTAGAAGATGACGACGACGACGATTTTTAATAATTTTCAACCCTATAAAAAAAAGAGCAATCATGCTATAATACGCCTATGGGATTAAAAGCACAATATACGGTTAAGTCCGGCGACCGAATCAGCCGGATAGCTTCAAAATATCAAGTCACTTCTCAAGAAATAATTACTGCGAACCCGTCTATTTTTACGCCGGATAGATTAAAAAAAGCAAGCGCACTTATTCTTGACGGTACACTAAATCCGGGCGAAACATTACTATACGCTGGGGACGTCCTTAATATTCCAGCGGGCGTGATTGATAACCTCATAGAAAATCAGACAGTCACAGCAGATAAAAATGATGACTTAACGATTTATGTTGACGGCGCAAAATTACCGAACCCGCTGGATTTTGAATATACCGAATATTTTGACGCCTGCTCAGATTCTTTTTCTTTTTCGTATCCGCATGAAACCGGAATACCGTATAAGCTAAATATAAAACCGGAAAACTTTAAGCGTTCTCTTCCGTCCGTGCGTTTGTATATCGGAGGCGAATCCGTTCTAACCGGCGATGTTGAAATACCTGGTTACAAAGTAAGTACTGCAGGCGACGTTTTAACGCTTGCTGGGCGTTCTAAAACATACCTACTTGAAAAATCCGATGTATTCCCGGACGTACAGAGGGAATTCTTAAAACTGGACGCGTTACAAATTGCGCAAATTGTTTGTTCACCGTTTGGTTTATCGGTTGTCGCCGATACGGCTGTCGGGAATCCGTTTGACAAAGCTATTTTAGAAGATAATGAAAACGCCTTTTCTTTTCTACGGCGACTTGCAAGTGAAAGAGGTCTGTTAGTTGGTAAAAATAGCAATGGCGATGTACGGTTATTCAAGGCGACACTTTCCCCGCCTGTTGCGCTATTTAATATTGATCATTCGTTTATTGATTTTCTCGGCGTTGATGCTTTTGAATTTGTGTACGACACTACAAAACTATTCGGGCAGTACGTCGGCAAGGGTACAAGTATTGATGAAGTTTCAGTTTCGGAGTCCGTGCCGTCTGGCGCGATAACTCAAAACAGCGTAAAGTTATTTGATTATCAGGATGCAGACACGTCTACAATCGGCATTATGACAAGCTGGGAAGAGCAAAAAGCAATTAGAGATTTATACGCAAACTCAATACCGTATCCATCATGGACGAACCCTAAGACCGGTAAGAGATGGAAGGCAGGGCAGACGATAACAATAAACTGTCCTGCTGCAATGATTACAAACAAAGTGATGCTAATAAATAATATTGTTTTTTCGAGTGTTAGCGGTAAAAAGACGGCTAATTTGTCGATAATACCGGCTGAAACTTACGTATAAGGAGACAAATAAAAATGAGAGAATACAACCCGTTAGTTTATACCAGTCCATCAGGAAAAGTTTTTGAGTTTACCTATAACGGTGAGCTGTCTTATGGCATTACTCACGATTTAGCTGAGTTTGAATTTTCCGGTACAGACGGCAGGTACTATCAAGATAATTCGGTGAAGCAAAATGAGTTTACTTTCAAACTCTCCATAGTTGATGAAGCTCTTGAAAAAGAAGTGTATGACGCGTTTCTTGAAAAGACAAGCCCCGGAAAAACTGGATTACTTGAACATCCGGTTCCCGGTGTTGGCAGTTTCCCTGTTGTCGTTTCGTCTGCAGTGTTCGACCAGAATTCTGTTAAGGGAATTGGAGTTACCATTGTTACGGTTACTTTTTTCCGTCAGATTGAAAACTTACTTGCAGGCGACCCGATTACGTCGAGTAGTGCAGCGGGTATTTTTGCATCGGTGAAAGATTTGAACGACAGTCAAAACGGATTTTTTGCAAGCGCGATGAACTTGTTATCAGGCGGAAGCGTAAAAGACGCGATAAATAAAACGCTTGAAATAGTTGCGAGCGTAAAAGAAAAGCTCGGTCCAATTGTTTCCGGTGTTCAAAATCTTAAAGCGACGTTTGAAGGGACAGCGGATTTAATTACAAGCGATATTGAAAGCCTTATTCATGACCCGCTAATGCTCGGCTCCATGATGCAAAATCTGATACAGCTTCCAATGCTTTCGACGGCAAGTATTTCCGATAAAGTGAGCGCGTTTAAGTCGTTTATTTCAGGGTGCGGAATATTTCCGGAAAATGAAATGGTGAAGATTAAAAACGGTACAGGATCAGGTGTAAACTTTATTGCGATATCGTCCCTGTCGGCTCTTGCCTCGGTGAGTGCGATTTGTTATGCAAACGCGACGGCAGAAAGCGTGAGCGTTGCAGATATTGCTACGGGAGGAGACTTAAACGCGGACGATTTAGAAATAAATGGATTTTTATCAGTTGCCGATATTGTGAGCGCAATCAACACGGTGCAGGCGACGGCGTTACAAGTGACGGAGACATATTCAGAACTTGCAGAAAGTTACGGAGAGGATTCTATTTCTGATTCTGGCGTATTATTTCTTAATCAAGCGTTTGATTATTCGGTTTTAAATAAAGAAATAATTGCAAAGACTGTACAGAATTTACAGAGCAGGATTTTTAATCTTGCAAGTGAGAAAATATATGTTTGTGAAAAAGATTATAACACGGTTGCGTTATGCGCTAAGTTATACGATTCTGTTGATATAAACACAGTTAAGTTTTTATGCCAGACAAACGCACTACACGTAAAATATATTTATTACGTGCCGCGCGGTAGTATGATAAAGTATTACTGATTTTTGTGTATTAAAAGCAAAAAGCCGGAATTAACCGGCTTTTTTTTATGGTATTTGTATTTTTGGTGATTTAGAGGCGTCGATGGTTGCGGTTGCAGGAACTCCGGGGGTTGCGGTTATTGCGGTTGCTCCTATCCCTGTAACCGGGTCAACGGTTACAGGATGAACGTGAGAAGTAAAAACTCCGATAAATGCATTTAATTCGCCTCTTAAAGTGTCGAATCCTGTTTTTAAATCCTCGAAGCGTACAGCGGTTTTTGTGCCGTCATTCAGTATTATATTCCCATCTGCTTTTATTTCAATTTTTGCACTAGCGTTATTTGCTGTTATATTTCCATCTTTATCTAGTATCAGATTATATTTATCGTCTTTGCTTTTTATTTCTAAGGCTCCATCGTTTTTGAGCTTAATCCATGCCATCATGTCGGCGCCGTCCTCAGACACGGAATACAGTTTTCGCTCTCCTCGTTCGGTGTCGGGTTCAAAGTTTTGATTAACCCCGCCGATTGTGACCATGAATGAATTTGACCCGTCGATTTTCTGGACTATGAGCTGTTCCCCGTTTGCAGGGTTTATTTCTAAGCCGGGGGCAAAACAATTCATCGTTGTATATTCGTTTGCTTTATTTTCGACTTTTGAGACAGAGAGGGTTTTTTCACCGCCTCGGTAGGTTGCTTTTTCGTAATCGGTGCATTTTGTGTATAATCCCATAATTAAAACCTCGCATTAAAAAGATGCCGATGTACAGGGAGTTACGTCTATACACCGGCAAAAAAGAAGGAAAAGAGAAGTACCGCGGTGGCTGCGTCCGCGTGATTAAAGTATACCACAGAAAGAATTATTTTTATAGTGGTAAAAAAGGAAGCCATTTTTTTAATTTTGCGCGGAATTTTATCACAAGAAAAACGATAACAAATAATATAAACGCGATAATAGAAAAAACAAGTTCTTTTCGTGTTTTTTTAACATGCTGTAATTTGCTTTCTGTTTTAACAAGATCAATTTTTATTTCTGCGTTATCGTTTATAATTTCAGCGGTTTCGGTTTTTAAATTTCCCTGTGTTTCTTTTTGAGCGGTTGCCGTTTCGCTTATTTTTTTAACCTCAGTGACGTGTTTCTCGGCGATGTAAATTAAATCAGCGTTTCCGGTGACTTTTACTGCTTCGAGGATGTATTCCGCGTCCTGAACGGCGGCGGTTGTCACGGTTTCGATAACGGCGGTTTGCACGGCGGTTTCTATTTGCGCGTCTTGTATTTTTTCTGGTGCTGGTGTTGGTACTGGGCGTGATTTACAAGAGATTAAAATAAGCATTAAAAATAAAAGCGTTAATTTTTTCATGATTTATTTCCAGAAAAACTTTCTATAACCGTGACGCCGAGAAGTCCCGCGCCGATACCGACAAGGGAAGCGCCTGCATTTACCGCGATGGAAATATTTGGTATTTCTAATTTTGAGAAAATAGAAACAATTCCGGCGATGCAGAGAATTACAATTCCTGCAATCATAGAAGCGGTTCCCATAACGCGCTTGCTTGAAGCAACGCCTTCTTTTTCTTCTAACATTTTTGTCATGTTTTACTCCTTGTAAATTTCGATAAATCGTAATCGTTCTTTACAGCGGTTTGTAAAGAATTCATCCTGGTATTCTTCCAGGACACCGCCGAATCTGCAATGCTTGTTTTTCTCCCATGAATCATAACAGTAGAAAGTTTTTTTTGCAAGGTTGCGATGAACGACGGTGATATAATGGCCCGATCCGTAGTCCGTGAGGTATGATAAAACGATTGCGCGTTTTTTTTCAAGGGCAAAATCCATCATGAGCAATAGTTCTTTTGTGTTTCGAGGGATGCGCTGGATTGCTTTACAATCAGATATTTCAGGAACTAGCCATGTGAGATTTTCCATAACTTCGTTTTCTGCAATGCCGTCTTTTACGACCGGGGCGACATGCTGGGCGTATGTGCTATATAGGTAAAAAAAAGCAAAGTCTGCTTGACTGTAGAGCTGTTTTCCGCCTTTTGTTGGTAGTTCATAGAGGAATTTTCCGTCAACCGCTTCTATTCCGCAACAGAGCGCGTTTGTATTGCAGGTTTCAAGGAAGAATTTTGTTTGACCGGAATCTTTAAGGTCTTTTAGAAAACGCTCGATTATGCGCTTTTCCTGATCATATCGAATTGCGGTGTTAAGGGCTTTTATTGTGCCGTATTCAAGTGGTGTCAAGGTGTTTTACCTCCCTGTAAAATATACATAACGACAGCGTAAACAAGACCGCCAGAGCCGGTGATTGATGTAACGAGTGCTATTACTTTACCGGCTGTCCATTTTTTTCTGTTCATTGATGTTAATATTTTATTGAGCATAATATTCGTTTCTTCGTTTTGCTTTTTTTGTGCAGATTCAAAACTTATCTGCCATGTTTTTACTTGTGCAAAGTTTTCTTTTGTTTGCACGTTGTTTTCATTTACGGTTTCGTTTAAGTCTCTTATTAAATTGTACATTTCTGATTGGTTTCCTCTGAGGTGATTCACGTTTTCCACTAATAAGCTGTGGGCGGCGCAAACATTTTCAGCCATTTTAACATACTCCTTTTATGGTGTCGAATTTATAGATGTCTCCGTTTTTTAGATATATTTCGGCTGTCCAGTCGATGCGGTCGGCGTGGACGTTATAGGCGGTTACGGTAATTTTTTCAGCGAGTCCGTCAGTTATAAGTGGCTGTAAAATACTGGTAACTCGGGCAGCGTACCGGCTCAGTGTCGTTGAAGTTATTGCGATGCCGTCGAACTCTTCAAGCCCGCCGGGGATTTTAGACTGAGGAGGTTCGATTGTGTTTCCCCAATAGCCTTTTTTTGTACCGACTAAAATACGGATAGCGTTTTCTATATGGCAGACGCGTTTATAATCACCGCCTGATTTTACAAAGTCGCCGTCTATGACAGCGGGTTCGTTTTGGTAATTCATACACGCCTCCTTAGACGAACTCGACGCGGGATATAGCCCACATGCAATATGGTTTTATTTTTAGGGTTAAATAATCGTACATTTCTTTTAATTCCATCGGGACTTGTGCGAAATTACCTGATTTATCTTCTATAACATAAATAAGAGGCCAATATTTAGTATCGTCTGGGATTGTTGGTTTTGTGTCGAGGATGTTGTAGCCTTGGTAATCTCCACAGATTAAATCTTCACCACAGATTAAAGCTTCACCGACTTGACAAGTGTAATTCCGGACGATGTCGCCCATGCGCCCATCGGTGAAAACACGTACCTCGGGTGTTACGGGCGTAATATAATAATCACCACAGATTAAATCTTCACCACAGACTGATTCTTCACCGCAGACCGCTATATAAATTCTTTGTCGCTCGTCTGATGTTGCAAGGACTCTGGGATCTTCATCTGGTCTAAGCGGTCGGCAAAATACGGGCAAGTCTGATAATTCGTATATGCGGTTCATGCCTGTAAAACTTCCGGGGCTTATATGTTGCCAAGATGCTATAAGCCGATTTCGTCGCTGTGTTTCGGTTAAAAAACGCCCTGATGTAAGTTTGAAAAAATCTTCCCATTCTTCGATTAAGTTTGTAGTGCCGGGAAAAAAATCTTTCATGATTTGCACGGAGCCGAGGCGGTCGCGTTCGGCTTGAAGAGCCATGCCGGAAATGAGTTCTTTCATTGTGCCGTTTTTTAGTCCGTCATAGGCTATTTCATTACCTTCGGGCATTGCGAGGAGTAGGGATTTTTCAGCGACTGTTAATTCCAATTTTTACTCCTTAATTATAGGTTATGACGACTTTACAGCGGTGACCGGGTTCGAGTGTGAAATAGTCCTCAGTGCCTGTGCCATCGTCTATAGTTGCACCGGTAAATCGTCCGATTTCCTGCGGGTTGGATTCTATGATATTTTGGATGACGGCCTGAACTGCAACTTTTTCTAGCATTCCGGCGTTTTCAGTTGTTAATCCTTTTATATAGGGGTCGCGTGTTTCTGCGTATTCGTGTAGACCTGTTTCTATAAGCGTTTTTATACTTGCGCTTAGAGCGGGGACGCCTTCGGTGATTTCGATAGTATATTCGTCTATTGGGCTTGCAAAGGACTCGATACGTTTATCGCCTGATGGTAGTAAGCCGGTAGCCCATAGAACATCATTTTCTGCGGTCGTGAAAAGTTCTTCGATTGCTGCGAGCTGTGCGGATGACGGCTGTCCGTCGGTGTTATCGTCTGCTACGGCGTAGAGTAAGACGCGTCCTGGATATGTTTGGTCGGCGTAGGGGTATGCTCTTGTAATACCGTGGACTTCGAGGCATTTTTGGTAAAACCATGCTGCCGTTCCGATTTCTGAGGGGAATGCAATTTTCTGGACGATTGCAGAACGCCATTCGGCTATTTCTTCCTCGTCTGATCCGGTAACATTGATAGCCGTGACGGTTGCTTTTGAATTAACGCCAGCGATTGGAGTGGTTAAGCTCACGGTGTCGCCGATGTTGAGGTTCCCTTCTATACCGGTGACATTTGCGACAATGGAAATACTTACGGAGCCGGACATGATTCGTCCGCCCAATTTTGTGGCATACATAATGCCGGTATCTGCTTTCCAGCTCGGTCCGGTTGTAAAACTGCCGAGAATTATATCGTCCGTGCCTGTTGCGGTGACTTGTAGTTCTGCGAAAACGCCCTGTAATCGTTGGCGGTTTGCGAGCGACGCCCATAGTGGTAAGCCGATTCCTTCGCTTGCAGTTTGAGGGAAACATTCTTTTCTTTGGTCGACGTTATGGAGCTGAGCCTGTAAAACTAAGGCGGCGACGGCGTTAGATATTAGTCTGTTATATGCGAATGGGACGGCGGGCGTTGATTGGTTTGTTTTACTTTCTATATCGGTTAAGATTTGGTCGGCGTAGTTTCGTATAGATTTTACTTGTACCATATATTTTTTTCTCCTTAATTTAGAGCGGGATTTATTTTCAAATTCAAGCCCGTCGCTTGATTTACTGATTTTACTTTAACCTGTTCTGGTACATTGTTAAAGTTTACGTCTACGCGCCCGTTCATTCCTGCCTGCGCGGATGGGGTTGAGGTTTCAGCGCCTGCAAATATGTTTTTATAATCGAACGTGCCTGCGGATCCGGTTAGCGTGGTATTAAGCTTGTCTTTCATTGCCTGCATACCGTCGGCTGCGCCTTTGAACTTATCGCCGATACCAGGTATTTTCCCTGCGACGTTTAAGAGGGAGATAATACCGTCCATCACAAGATTTATCGGGGTTAGTAAGAATTTCATAAATGCCTGCCCGATATTTGCAACAGCGGGAATAATAGAGCCTGTTAAAAATCCGGTAAAGCGTTCTAACAGTGCTAAAAAACCTGTCCAGATACCGACGGCAACATCTGCTATATAAGAGAAAAACTTACCGACTGCAGCGGTGACGGTGTCCCAGTTTTGCACAAGGGCTATTATAAGACCTGCAAGAATAGTTATTCCGGTGATTATGAGTAAAAACGGATTTACCGCGTTCATGAGTGCCATTACTACAGTTAAACCGGTTAATGCTGTTGCAACGGCTGCCAATATGGGGAGTCCATAAGATTGTAAAAACTGTACTACAGCATCCCAGTTGGTTATTAAAAGAGTTAATCCTGTTGCAAGCAAGGCGACGGCGGTGATCACAATGCCGATTGTTGATGCCTGTAATGTTATATTAAAAAGCTTTTGTGCAACGGTTAAAACGCCGAGCGCAAGCGATACGCCTTTAATTCCGGCGACAAGAGATAGAAGGACGGAGCCTATTATTGGACCGTGTTGTATTAAAAAGCCGATTGCGCTTGATATTTTGTCTACAACTTCGGTAATTTTTGGGATGTTTTCTGTTATTTTTCCGGCGATAGCGTCAAAGTCAATCGCGTTTGCCTTATCAACTATTTTTAATAAAATAGGTTCTATTGCCGCGCCGAGTGTTATAAGCGCGTTTTGTGCTTTGTTTTTTAAGGTGTTGAATTTATACGATAGCGTATTTGTTACAGTATTAAAAGCCGAGTCTGTCGCGCCTGCGGAGTCTGCCATCGCGTCAAGGGCTGCGGTAAAATCCGCGCCTCCGTTTTTCGTGAGTGCTAAAACAGAATTAAGAGCTTCGACGGATCCAAAAAGTTTAGAAAGCGTTTGCTCGTTTCCGCCGGTTTTTTCCATAACATCGGCAAGGAATGCGGTAAAGCCTTTTGATTTTAGTGCGCTTGAAGAAAAATCTAATCCTAGTTGTTCGGCTACTTTTGCCGCCTCGCCTGCTGGTTTTAATATATTTGAAAGAGCGGCTTTTATGCCGGTCATTGCCGCCGATGTTGGTATACCTTGTTTTGTGAGGGTTGCGATTGATGCGAAAAGTTCTTCGGTTTGCACATTCAGAGCGGATGCGATGGGGATAACTTGACCTAAATATCCTGCCATGTCGCCGAATGTCGTTTTACCAAAGTTTTGAGCGGTAATCATTTGGTCTGAAATTCGCGCGGCGTGGTCTGCTGAAAGTGAATAAGCGTTTAAGACGGTTGTAAGTCCGTCAACGGCTGTCGCTGAATCGGTGAATCCTCCGATAGCTGCTTTTGTTGCGGTTTCGACGAATGCGGCAGATTTTGCAGATTCTACGCCTGCGGAAATTGCTTGATACTGAGCCTCGGCAAGGTCGATAACGGATTGACCGGTACGGCTTGATACGCCGAGAAGCATTTTGGATTGTTGTTCAAGGGAAACCGTTGATGTATCGGCGATAGTTGCGACTTTTGCCATTCCGTCAGTAAACGCGGCGTTTTGTGCGGTTGCAATTGCGACGGCAGCACCGAGCGCAATAACTCCGGCTTTCATTGCGTTATTGATCATGCGATTTGCTCCGGAATAGGCTTTACCCATGAGGGTAGAGCTGTCGGTGACGTTCATAGCGAGGCGGGAAAAGCCTTTATTCATGCGGTTCATTGCCGGGGACATTGAGTCTACTGCTTTATATTCCGTCATGACTAAAAATCTTTTTCCCATTTTTACCTCACTTTACCAGTCCGAATGCTTTTGCTTTATCAATTTCTTTTTGTTCGTCAATTCTATTCAGCTCTTTGGCCGCTAAATAATCAAGTTCTAAATCTAACCAATCGTGATTAGCCATGTAATCGCTCGGGTATCCTCCGAAACGTGCGGTTATTGTTGCCGCTCGTGGGAGGATTAACTGAAAAAATAACCACCTATCATGCAGAGGTCTGAAAATTCCGTGATGTCCAATTCGTTCAAAAGTTCGACGGTGTTTCCGGTCATTGCGCATAAAACAGAATCGCGCTCTTCGTCTTTCATGGTTGCGAAATTGCATTTTTCAAGAGTGACTTTACAGTTTTTTTGCATAGCGCGGGTAAAACGACCGAAGCGAATATCAGCGTGTAAAATACCGTCATCGGTTTTGATTGAGCGGTTTAAAATGTAGACGATTTGATTTTTTTCTTCGTCAAATTCTATTTTCCCGCTCATGATTTTCGAGATAAACGCATCAGCCTCGTTCACTTCGTTCACAAACTGCATGTCAACATTTGCGACATTTGCGCGGAAAATCTTTTCCTTCACCTCGGTTGAGACGTTAAAATTAAACGCTTCAACGATACGTTCAAATTCTTTTGCAGCATTTTCTTTTGTCAGTACTTGCATTTTTTTCCTCCATTAAAATTAAAAAACCGGTTGTTACACCGGTTTAAGTATACAATAAAATTATGAATTTGTCACTATGCAGCGACCCATTCACCCGATTTTGGATGCAAGGCAAACGTAACTTTGCCCTCTCTTATGGACATTGCACCCTCAGCCGCTCCGTCAACAATAACTACAGCGCCGCCTTTTGCGCTGTATTTCGTGCCGTCGGGTTGGATAACCATAGCTGAGACAGCTCCGCTTTGCGCGCATTTATCAACGACACTTTTGAATGTCGAAAGTGTGCCGTCTGCGTGGCTGAGCCTTATTTCAAGACCTGTTTGACAGGCAGAAATAAAGTCGAACAAGAAAAACGGTTCCCCGTTTGTTTCCTGTTTTTCTGTTGCGTATCTGCCTCCTGGCGTAAACTTTGAGTCGTTATCTGCTGATACTTGGAACGTTTTTCCGTCGAGTATCAATTTTCGTATAGAACCGCCTGATCCCATGGTGTCCTCCTTATGCTACAAGGCGGACAGTTACCGCCTGTAAGTTTCTATCAACCGCAATTTCTGCGCTATTGACTCTGTTATTTCCTGATACGATTATCGGGAACGAGATGTCAAAACGGTCGGGGTTGAGGTCTGATTCGGTTACGGTTGTATTGGCAATCGTAAATTCTGCCTGGTAAATCCATGCGAAGTTTTCAAGGTTTCCGGCAACTTCCGCAAGACCAGCGGCGATTATGTCGGCGTCAACAGGCCGTTCGGATTGGCGGACAGCTGCAGCGCTGAAAACAATCGGGCAGTCTTTGAGGTCGTTACTATTGAGGTACGCCGAGACATTTGCCTGTACGTTCCAGATTTTTATGCGGTTGCATATAAATTTGAACGGGGCGTTTTGATTGTCCTGCGGATGCCAGAATCCTGTTACATCGCCGGGATATGCTACGCCGTCGCCTGAATTGTAGATTACGGGTGTGATGCCTGCAATTACAGCGGCGTTTCTGTTGTTATAGGCTTTTTCACCGGAGGCGGCGACGGTTGTCCAGTCGTCGGCGGGTGTTAATGGACCCCATAAAAGCGGTAACGATATTCCAGTATAGGCGTTTGAGCTTGCGACAATACCTTTTAAGTCGATAAAACCAGAAATGTAAGCAGCGATTTCATAGCCTAATTCTGGATAGGTCGGGGCTGCAAAAAGCACGTTAGCGCAATCAAGTTTTCTGGTGTTTCCGAGAGCTATAAGTGTCGCGAGGTTGTCGCCGGTAGTGTCGCATACAAACGAGCTAAACGGGCGATAGTCAAGATCGTCATAAAGTCCGGTTACTTCGTTAGGGTTTCCTACCACGTTTTTGAGCGCGTCGAGTGTCGATGTGTCGATGTAGGGCTGTACAACCGATGTATAGCGTGGGTTTGATTCGCTTTCAAGGTAAGCGGTCAATCCAGTGACTGCGGAAGATCCTGCGCCTTCTACAACATCGGCGATTGCAACGGTCATGCCCGATGGCAATTCTGCGGATTCACCAGATCCGATATTGTTCGTGACTTTAAGAGACTTACTGGTGAGGTCTGCGGTTTTTGCCGTCAGTGTTACGACGCCTGCGTTCGCCTCGGTTCCTTGTACTGCGGTAAACGGCAGGTTGGGAAGCGCGGTAATTGCAGCGGTTAATAGGGTTGCAATTTGGGCGGGGGTTGCACCAGATGCGACGCCGATTTTAATCAAGTCATCGGACAGATAAGACCCACATCGGAAATAATAATTTCCGGCGGCGGTTGCATTTGTTGCAAAGGTTACCGTTCTTGTTCCGGCTGCTCCGCCTGCTGCAGCGGGTAGCGGTAGACAATCTGTTGTAATTGCACCGGTTGCGCCTGCAAAATGGTAGAGCGCCATTCTGTGCAGTTGGCTTCCGTAGCCGAACAATTCTGCGGCGTCCTCGGCATTAAAGATTTGGTACTTTTGACCGGCGACGATTGCCGTTTTGGCAGGGTCAAATCCGCCGGAAAGTAACTTCCGGGATGCAAGGACAGACGCTTGAGCGACGAACTGCCGTTCTTTCGTATTCGCGCTTTTTATTGTCGCCCTTGATTGGGTTGTAATTGGCATTATTTAGCCTCCTTTTTCCGGGGATTCCGGTTATTGGTTAATCTAGTATAGCACATTTTTATGTTTTTTTTAATCTTCCCACCATACTGATTGCCGTCCAGTCTGAGCTTGTTATTTCGTACTGATTCATATTATCCTCCGATGTTTTCGGTTTCTATTTCAATATTTGACGTGGTGTAATCTACTCCGAGCGGTTCAAAAGGTGAATCCTCGGTAAAATTAAAGGCAAAGTCTATTTTATGGCAGACTATTCCGCGGTCGGTTGTCATGGATCCGTAGGCGTTACTTTTTTGGATGGTGAGCGGTTTCCATTCTTCACATTCAATATCGGAGTTAAAGGTTTTTTTATAGGTTTTTGTTCCTTCTTTTTCTACTAAATCCATAATTGCAGCGTAGACGATGGAAGTTAATATTTGGCTTCGGTTTTCTGCCTCGGCGACAGAATCAGAAAGTATGCCGGTTTCGGATGCTATAGGGAATCCATATCCTACACAGAGAACGGAAAGAGTTGTTACGTTTTTGAAAAAACCGGTTGAAGATTTATCCTCGAAGTTTATATTTGGCGTTTTAAGATAGATTAAACCGTCGAAATTAAAGGATAGAATTGAGCCGTTATCGGGTTCATAATCAAGAATTTTTATGTTCGCGGTCATAGAATTTGAGGTTAAATAGGCGTTTACAGAGTTTTGTATTTTTGTTTTTATATAGGGTTTTAAGTCGAAAATTTTAATCATCGTCGTTCACCTTATTTGGTTTCCAGCTGGTTGCGGTTGCGGAAATTTCTTCAAGGAAATAAAGGTTTCCGGGGACTTGGTAATCGTTTTTGGGGATTGCGATTTTATAAGTTTTTACGGGTTCGTAAGCGTTCGGTGAGCCCCGGACTGTCCAGGTACTGAGAGGGGTAATACCTGCGGTGTTAAGGCTATCTTTATCAATATAAATTACGTTACGGGTGGTCATGGGGTCAGCAGATAAATCGATATTTAAAACGTACTCGACCGAGTTCCAGATTGCTTTTAAAACCGTTTCAACGCCTGTCGGTGATATAAAAGTAATATCGCGAGAAAAGTGTTTAATATGGTTTTTTAACGCTGTGGCGTGTCGGTCGAGTTCGTTCATTTATTCTGCTTCCAGTTCAGATTCTGCTTTTTCGATAGCGTCAGTCAGTTTTTTTGTACCGATTTTACTATCGACTTTCAAGCCGAGTTCTTCGGCGCGGGCGAATAATTCCTCGCGGGACGGGTCTTCTGCTTTTTCGACTTTTTCAAGTATGTCGGCTGGTACGGATGTTGATAAAACGCCGACTGCGACAAGGTACTCGATGCTGTCTTTAACTGGTGCTAAATCCTTCTCAGTAACAGCTTTTGAGGCTTTTTCAGCGTTTATTTCACCGCCGGGAAGGTCTTTATTACCGATTTTTCTGCCTTTAACTAAATAATAGGTCATTCTTTTTTTCCTTCGATCCGGATGTTACACCGGATCTATTGAGTTTTTCAGGTAGGTAAATACTAACCTGTTGTGGTTGTAGCGATAGTTGCGACAACATCGGGGTAGACGTTGGCAAAAATTGGCGCGTGTTCTACACATCCGCCCATACCTTCGTTTTTACCGAGGGGGTAGAGGTTCAGGATGAACGTATTTGCAGGTATTCCGGCGTTTCCGATGGTCAGAGCAGACGGATTTACCGACGGGGCAGACATTGCGGGGAAGTTTGAAGTATAGAAGGCTGCCTGTGGCGGGTCTTTTTTACCGGGTCCGTAGTATGCTTTGAAGAACATCGGGTCATAGAAATTGAGCGATACGGTGTTCGGTGTTGCGAGGTAATCCGTGTCTGTTTCGGTGGAATCGCTTGCGTTTGAATCGTAGGACTCGGGGAACGAGAAAAGGTGTACTTTGCTGTTTCCGTAGTCTGAACGAATCCATCCGCCGTATTCCATTCCGTTACGAACGAGGAAAGCCAATTCCGACGGAACGGCGTTGTCGGGATTAAAACTGAAATCGTTGTAAATGATAACGCCTGATTCCTGGTTCCTCTGTGATCGATAAACGGCTTTCAGGTTGTTCATTGCGGTCGAAGGCAGAGCAGACCACCACAGACCAGAGCCCGCAATTTGTGCGTTTGCTTTGATTGCTTTCATGGCGTTGCCGTAGTCTGTCCACGGTACTGCGGTTGATGCGCTTGCCCATGATACGGATACGGTTCTGTTTTTCAGCGTTGAAGAACGGGGGAAAACAAGGGTTGTACCGGACTGGAAGGTGTCGCCGATTGCCATTTCGCCGGTCAAAAATGACTGGATTGCAAGCAGTTCTACGCGCTGTAAGATCCTGCGGTTAGCGTCGAGGGCTAACTTATTAACCCAGAAACGGCGGCGAGCCATTTTAATTTCATCATCTGAGGATGCGGGCATATAGAGTGGTTCGCCGGGCATTCTTTGGTTAAGAACGGTCGATGGAAGTTCCATTTCCTGTGAAATGAGCGAATACAAATAATCGTTTGTACCTACTGAGCCGGGGCGGATTGGGGTATTTTCCAATTCTGATCCGGAAGAACGGCGGGAAACAAGCGGGGCAATCTTGCGATTTCCTTTGTATGTTTCGATTGTTACTTGGTCGCTTCCCATATCGATTTGCGGTCGCTGTTGCAAGAACAGGGCGGTAAATGGTGTGGGTACGACATATTTTTCATTAGCACTAAGTGCCTGAAATGAACGCTGGTAGGCGTCTGTTATGATGCTTGACATTCTGTTTTCTCCTTATACGCCAGCGAGGGCAAGAGCGGAAGTTCCGCCGCGAACGTGGATGCCGTTAGCGCGTAATACGGCTTTAACGGTTTCGGTTACGGTTGTAATTGTTGAACCTGCAAGAACGAGCTTGTCAGAATCGATTTGACCTTGGAAGCCCATGAGTCCCGTGGTTTCCTCAGTTGCGTCTACTGCTTCAAGCAAGATACAAACGCCGACTGTTGGGGTTGTGTTTACTGCCGATGTCGTTAAAGTACCCTGTGTAAGAACGGGTGCGGCGACGGCTGTTACAAACGCGGCCTTGGTGTCAGGGGTTCCAGATGCAGTGACGGCGTCAGCGGTAGTAACGGCAGGGGCGGCGGATGTTGGTGCTGCGACGCCAATAACGGCAGCGACGGCGGCGGAATCAAACTTAACAAACTTGTTTGTTGCTTGATTGAGCGCCATGACTGTACCGGCTACGAGTTCACCCTGTCCGGCTTCGATTGTTTTGCGGGATGTTAGGCATGCGCCTGCAAAATCGGGCAGGAACAAGTCGTTATAATTGATGGTTGACTGTGCCATTATTTTGCCTCCATTTTGAATCCCATTGATGCGAGAAACTCATCGCCTGAGCGGTCGGCGGTTCCGTCGCCTTTTGGGGTTTTGGTGTTTTGTGTTTCGGTTGCGCCTGTTTTCTGTGTGTTAAGCGCAGCGAGCCGGGCGGATTCGGTTTCAGACAGCAAAATTGCAAATTCTGCGGTTGACGATGTTCCTTTTTTTAATTCCTCGTCGATCAGTTTTTTCTGTTCGGGGAATTTTGCATACAAGGGATTGTATGTTGCTACACGGGCGTTTTCAGTCTGTGCGGCGGTTTCCTGTGCTTTGAACTGAGCCTGAACTTCGGAGGCGGTCTGTTTTGCAGTGTTCGCAACGAGTTCATTGAGCTGTTCTTGGGTCATGGAAATAGTTTCTCCTGCCATGGTTTGCTCCTTATGGTTAATTTTTTCGCCCGTGTCTGTGGCGAGACTGGACTTTTTTTCTTTTTTTGCGTTTATTTCGTCTATTTCAGCTGTTGGCATAACTGCCGAAATAGGTTTAACGTCTGATAGTATAGCATCAATCATGCCAAATTTCAATGAGTCGCGGGCTATAAGAATACCGCCTTTGCCAAAATCTGAAAGTATGGTTTCTTTTGCGACATTTCGACCGCGGGAAACGTAATCAAGGAATACGGTTTCAGTGTCGGTAAGGCGTTTTATAACTTTGTCGCGTCCTTCTTTATTTGTAATATCGGGATTTTTATCTGGGGCGTTTTCACTTCGTAAGAGGTAGCGTTTTAATCCGAATTCTTTATCTTGTGCGGTACGGTCTATCATTTCGGTCATGACGCCGATTGAACCGATTTCACAAGAAGCGTTTTCTGCTTCCAGCGTGTCGCATTGGCTGCCGAGGGCATAACCTGCGGAGGCACAGAGGGAGTGTATAAGCCCTTTTGTTGGTTTTGTACAGTTATAGATTTTATCGGCTGTCTTAAAAAGACCGACGACGTTTCCGCCGGGTGTTGAGAAGTGGAAAAGTAAGTTTGTAACCATTGGATCCGTTTCGGCTTTTTCAATAGCGTTAAAAATATCGGAATAGGTTGTCATGTCGATGTCAAACATAACGGCACATGGGTCTGGTTTCGGTTCGAGTGGACCGGCGATATTTATGTGTGCGGTTCCGTCTGCATCTACGGTGTAGAGCTGTTTTGTTTTTTCGTTTCGGTAGCCGTCGATTTCGGCGCGTACTTTTTGTATGGTCGCGTCGTTAATTTTTCCGGTTGCGAGCATGGCGGAAATATTATTTTTATGGTCTATATAGGACTGTAAATACTGTTCGTCCATGGCGTATAAAACGGCGTTACTCATCGGATTCGCCTCCTTCGGTTTGTGGGTTATATTTTGCTTTGTCTAATTCTTTTTGAGCTTCTCGGATTGGGGCTTCGCTTTCTATTTTTGCGCGGTTTACGATGACAGCGCGTTCGGCGTTATCGATTGCGCTTGTTCCGCTTATTTGTTGGGCTTCACGTTCGGCGTTAGAAAATAGATTTTTTGTGTTCAATTCGGACGCTTTGGCTTCGGCGAACGGATTGAGACTTGGTTTCGGTGGCGTAATTACCTGCATGTCAGACCATGCTATTTTATTGTAGCGTTTTTGCCAGCCGGGCGCGGTGACGTAGCCGGATGCAATTTTTGCATTTAACCACGCATTATAGGCGGGGCGGTAGAAGTCTGATTCGAAATTTTTCAAGAAATATTCAATTCCGTTTTTCCATGATAGATCTATTGCGCCTTTTGAGGCGTTATATGAGCCATCAAAACGCTGTTTTACGGTGACGACAGATAATCCGGAGTCGGAGGGGAACATATATTCAAGTCTTGAATCTATAAACTGCGGTATGTTTAGATTTGGTCTGGACGTGTCGAGCGGGTTGTATTTGTAACCAGGCGTGAAGTTTTGGACGATAAAGCCCGCGCCGTTTACTTCTCTTACGTCGTATTGAGGCGGATTGTATCCGGATGGAGCTTCCTCACCTTCGAGTTTTTTCCAGCCTATATCGTTCATGGGGTTTAACCCTCCGGGGGTTGCGTTACTGTCGCTTGTAACGGTTCCTGCAATCATGGAATTTGTGCGGGCGGAATCCATTTCAAATCGTTCGAGGTCGTTTATTTTTGCGTATTCGTGCCAGTTGTACGCGCCGTCCGGTATTCCTCTTTTCTGTCCGGGGCTGGACTTGATAAATCCGTGCATAATTTGCGTTAGCCCCGATTCGGTTTTTACCGGTATTCGTATCCATGGCTCACCGATATTATCGGGGGCGATAAAAATAGCAAGCTCTTCGCCTTTTGCGCTAAATTCTATACCACCGTCGATATAGTTTCCGTCCGGCATGTTTGACAGGTAGCGGGCGGAATTAACGAGGACGGTAGAGGCGCAATCGTAAATCTGATATGAGTAGTAGCCGGTAAAATCGGGAGATTGGACTTGGTAAGGATTGATCAGCTGTAACGAAACGCCGGTGATACGGGTGTCGTCGTTTGAGTAGTAGCGGATTATGCAGAAAAACTCGTTTAACTCGCGGTACATCCAGAATGCAAGGTCTGCAATTTGCGGAAGGGAATCGACGCGGGATTCGTCCCAGTCTTTTAAGTCTTTTTCAAGGTTCCAGAGAGATTCTGTTCTTGATGTCCACTCCTGCATTGCCTCGGCGTCGAGCCCTAAGACGTAGCGGTTTGGGTATGCTTGTATTTTCGCATCGAATACTATGCGCTGGGCGAATTTTAAGGCGGCGCGGAGTTTTGGACTCGACGAAGCTTGTTTTTTTGCCATTTCCTGCGCTATGGAATAATCGGCGACGTTTAACGGCTCATAATGTGCGGTACGGACGACAGTTTTATTGTCGAACTTTTGGCGGGTAGTATAGAAAGCGGCGGTGTTTTTCTGCATTACGTCGGCGGCAGCGGTTATTCTTTTTTGTTCGGATTTACTGAGGTCTGAAACGGAGCCGATAATGCCTTCGGAAAGGGAAAAACCGAGTCCGTGTTTTGCGAAAACTGAAACGGCATTATTTACTTTACTTTTTGCGCTATGCCAGCGGATACCGGCGGTTATATCTTTTATCGTGGACATGAAACACTCCGGAATTGTAGGACAGACGGTCCGAATATTTCTTTAAAGGAATCCGGGTCTACCTGTTGCAGCATGGATTTATACTTTTCGTACTGCCTTTGTAGCTGGGTTGTTGATAATTTCAGGGAGGTTTTTGACTGTCCGGTGTCTATGCTTGATTCGCTTACTCCGCCGTTCATTTCTTCGTCGAGGGCTTTGAGTTTTGTAATCAATTCGGCTGATGTATATAATCCCATTCCTGCGGTATCCTCCCTTATGTATTGTACCACGGGTACAAGGTTTTTGCAATAACCTATTTTTTACCGTTTTCTTTTTTACAAAACTTTGATTCTATGTATTCCCAAAATTTCGGGTAATTGCTTGCTTCCTCGCCTGCCAGCTGTGAGATTTCAAAAATATATACTTCAAGGGCAGCCTTTGCGTAGGCGGTACAGTCGAGGGCTTCGTTCGGTCCGTGCGCTTCCCAGTCATAGCGGATGATTTTCCCGTTTTTTATCACGGGCTTTGGGCGTTCGCTGGTCATTTGGTCGAAGTATTTTGGATCTAAATCTGATGGAAACATCATATAACCGGGCGGGTAGACGTTATTTATACTATCTTTTTGCAATCGGAAAGCGTTATAAATACCGCGTTTTAGCGGGGCTGTGTTTATTTCATACATTGGGAGGGGGTGTCCGTCTGCTGTACGGTAGCCTTTAAGCTCCTTTTTGCGGAAGGAATTGTCTTTAATTGTGGCGTCGCCCATAATAGGATAGATATTATTTGAGCCGTCGCAGAATTTGCGTACTTCGTCGGTTTGGTGACGAGAGTCGATGAACATTTTAATTGGTTGCATGGGAAAATCTTTTTTTTCGATTTTATTTCTGAGAAGCTGGAACGCGCCTGATCTATGATCTGTTACCTCGCCTGTAAAAATGTAGTGGTCTATGAGCCAAACGCGACGATTAAGACCGAATCCGTAGAGGGATGCTTCAATTCGGTGTTCTTTGCCTTGTATGTACTTACCGTCTTTCGTGTTTCCTGCCTGTACGTCGCAGCCGAGCATGGCAATAAGAGGAGTGCCCTCCGCACCTGCGGGGATTGTTCCTTTTTTGTAAGCGCCTTGCAACATTCTAAGTGTTTCGGGCGGAGGGGCTTCGGAATAATCGGAAAACGGCTCACCGCGCCATAGATTATAAAAGGTTTGGGTTCTTTCGGGATCTCCTGCGATATCGCAAAACTTTTGGGCCATATCGTACCAGGTGTTAAAACCTACAGGGTTAATCATTGCGCTGAAATGGTATGAACGTGTTAATGGCTTTGCGGCCTCTTCGTTTGTTGGTATCCATTTTGCCGTTCCGCCGAGTTCTTCGCAGAGTAATAATTCCGGCTTTTGTTCGTTTACGTATTTTTGATTACATTTTGGATTTAGGCAAGGGTAATGAACGCTTGATTCTATGACATTGCCGTATTTGTTTTTTTCAAATTTAAGATTATCAAACGTAAGGGCTTGCAGTGTGCCGCATTTTGGACAGCGGATGTGATAACGTCTTTGGTCACCAAGGAGAAAGTTTTTATAAATAAGAGATGACTGCAAAATTAAAGGCGTGGAAATGTTTAGAATTTTACGGCGTCCTTTATACGCATTTGTGCGCATTTCGGCAACGTCGATTAAATCTCCCTGTGATTCTCCTTTTTGGCTGGTGCTATTGATTTCGTCCTCTTCTTCGATAATAACCACTTGATAGGACGTGTTTCTAAGCAGGTTTATTTGACCGAATGAAATAATATCGAGACGCCCTCCCGGCCAGGTCTTAGAGCCGACCGCGTCGCCCTTGCCTCCGTGTTGGCTATTCTTGCTATAGGTTGAACGCAGTAATTCTTTTGCGCCTGAAAGTTCAAGCATTGGCATGATACGGCCTTGATCCCATTTTTCTAGAAAAGTAAGGGATGGAACCATTGCAAGAATTTGACCAGGGTCACTCATGACCTTGTATAAAATTATTGCTTCACTTGTTCCGGATGTTCCGGCTCCCTGTGCAGATTTCATAATATGGATTGTTTCAATCGGCGACTGAGGAGAAAGAGTCATTGCAGGTTCGTACATGTGAGGAATGCGGGAAAAACGAAACTTTCCGGGGAATGGCGCGGATTCTGGAAGGTTTCTATATAGTTCGTTTATTTCGACGATATTTGAGGTGTTTTTTTTGTATGGCAACGCGGAAAACTGAGATGATAAATAATCGGCGTCGGTGTCGGTTATGATTATTTTTTTATTTTTCATTTTTTAAGTCCGTTCGTACCGCTCTTTTATAGCGGTCAATTTCTTTTTTTACGTCGCTCACTGTGTCGGCTATTGATGCGCTTATTGGCTTACGTAATATGTCTATAAGGTGTGATTTTGATTTTCCTGCAAGCTGGGCAGATTTAAATTCATCGACGAAGGAAAGAGGCATTTCAAGAATATTTTTATTAAGTGCTGATAAGTAGTTAAACACGGTAAAGCAGAGGGATTCCATTTCTACAAGTTCGGCGCGGGCTTTTCTGTTTTCTAGTTTTTGTTTTTCGTTTTTCCCTTTTAGGATTTCAACTTCTAGATATAATTTTTGTTGTCCGAGTGGTATTTTGCTTTTTGGTTTTTCGTCTCCGTCCGTGTCGGTATATGGGAGTAATTCTGCTGGTATATCGTCTGGTTCTTCGATTTCTGGTTTTATTATTTTTGTTTTTTTTGGCTCTGATTTTTGTATGGGTTTTTCTAGCGCGGAAAGTATGCCTTTTTTTATTTTTATGTTTTCGATGTAGAAAGAGTTTGTTTCGTCATCGCTGTCGATATAGCCGTCGGCGGAGATAATTACACGGGGAGGGTTTTCTTTTGC